GTTATGGCTAAAGACATTAAATTATATAAAGGTAATTCAGAGATAGTTATTAATGAATCTAATCTTGAACATTTTTTAAGTTTAGGCTATAAGGAACAAAAACAAGAACAACAATCAAAAAGTAAAAAGGACAAAAAATGGCAACACATCACGGAAAAGAAGGAGTTGTAACAGTTGGTGGAACTGGTGTTGGGGAACTAACAGGGTTTACACTAGAAACAACTGGAGATGTAGTAGAGGACACAGCTTTAACAGATGCAACTAAATCTTTTGTTGCTGGTAGAACTTCATTCTCTGGTACTTTAGAAATGCACTTTGACGAAACAGATAGCCCACAAACAAGTTTAATAGCTGGTGCTTCACTCGCTTTTATTTTACTCCCAGAGGGTAATGCAAGTGGCGACAGAAGTTTTACTGGAACAGGAATTGTAACTGGTATGTCTGTAAATAACTCAATGGACGCAATTATCTCTAGAACTGTTACTTTTCAAGGAACTGGTGCATTAACAATAGGAACTGTATAATCCTAATTTATGTCAGTTATTGATAGAGTAAAGACTCATTTTGAAACTCTTAAAACTATCACTATTGAAGTGAATGAGTGGAAAGATGAGCATGGTAATTCGAGTATATTTTATTCTGAACCACTTACCCTTGAAGAAAAAAACATAATCTTTAAGAAGTCTAGTAACTTTCAAGACTTAACTGTTCTTGTTGATTTGCTTATAATGAAACTCCAAGTTAAGAATGACAAAGGAGAAATGGAAAAAGCATTTAGCCCAGAAGATAAATTTGCATTAAGAAAAAAAGCAGACTCCAATGTTATATCTACTATTGCCAATCAAATACTTGCAGATACTAATTACGAGGAAGCCGAAAAAAAGTAGATAGCGACCCTAATATTAGGTCGCTTTTAATCATAGCAGACAGACTTAAAATAACAATTCAAGAAGTTCTTAATATGCCTATGAGCCATTATAATCTTTGGTTAGCATACTTGAAAAAAGAGCAAGATGAGTATAAAACCAAACAACAACTAGCAGAAGCAAGGAAATATAAATAATGGCTAATCAAAAACTTAATATAGATATAGTAGCACGAGATAAATCTAGACAGGCTTTAACTGGAGTTCAAAAATCTTTAAGTAGAGTAAAGGGTGCTGTATTTAATCTGCGTACTGCTTTTTTAGGATTAGGTGCTGGATTAGTAATTAGAAATTTAGTTAATACAGGAAAACAATTAGAAAATTTAAGAGTTAGATTAAAATTCTTATTAAAAGATACTAATGAGGGTGCAAAGGCATTTGATAATATGACCAAGTTTGCATCTAGAGTTCCTTTTTCATTAGAACAAATACAATCAGGTGCTGGTATTTTAGCAACTGTTACTGACAATGCAGATGATCTTCAAAATATGTTAGAGATTACTGGTAATGTTGCGGCAGTTACTGGTTTAGATTTTAGAACAGCATCAGAACAAATACAAAGATCATTTAGTGCTGGTATAGGTGCGGCAGACCTTTTTAGAGAAAAAGGTGTTAGAAATATGCTTGGATTTAAAGCTGGTGCAACAGTTTCTATTGAAGAAACAGTAGCGGCATTTGAAAAAGTATTTGGTAAAGGTGGAAGATTTGGAAATTCAACAGATGATTTAGCAAAAACATTTGAGGGAACTATCTCAATGATTGGCGATAAAATTTTTAACTTTAAAAAAGTATTATTAGAAGCTGGATTTTTTGATGAATTAAAATCACAGTTTGGAAATTTAGACCAATTTTTGCAAAACAATGCGAAAGATTTAGACAGAATAGCAACAGCAGTTGGAAAGAATTTAGCACAAGGAATGTTAAGAGTTGTTGAAATAGGTAAAGATTTAATTCCTACATTAAGACAAATAGGAAGTATTTTAAAAAGTATTATTGATGGTTTTATGGCACTACCACCATTTATACAACAAACAGGAATTGTTGGTGCAGTTTTATTTGGGAAAAGAGGATTTGCGGCACTAGCTGGTGTTAGTTTTGTAGTAGATAAAATTAATACTATGATTAAAGGTCTTAAAACAAGTATGGGTTTCTTTGATGAAAATAATTTAGAAGATGTACAATTAAGAATTGAACAAATTAAAAAACAAATTGAAAATCTTAAAACCGAAGAAGATTTATTAGGTGTAGAGGGTGGTGCAGTAAATAGTCCAGCATTAGAAAATTTACTTAAAGAATTAAAATTACTAGAAGAAAAAGAAGAACATATTAAAAAACTACAAATTTTAGAAAATGCTGGTTTTTCTATTGCTAGAGAAAATCAAATTATAAGAAACAGTACATTTAAAGAAGAAGTAGAATTAAACAAAACAATATTTAGACAAATTGAAGATTTAAACAACACAGCTTTAGAAAATTTAAAAAATAAATTTAAAGATATAAAAACAACAATAGCAGAGGGTATTAATGGTGGTATAACTAAATTTTCAAATTCTTTAGCAAGAGCAATTATACTTGGGGAAGATTTAGGTAAATCATTTAAAAAAATGGTAGCAGACGCACTTGTTAATACTTTAGCATTATTGATTGAAGTTGTTATTAGAATGGGAATACAAAAAATATTAGGAATTGATTTAGAAAGAGGAGAAAACAGAAGATTAAATATAGCAAGAAGATACACACAAGAATTAAAAATACAAGTAGCTTTAGCCGCTTTACTTGCAGTTTTAACTGGTGGTGGCTCTATGGCTGGTGGTGGTGGTTTTTCATCTCCAAATCCACATAAAGCAAGTGGTGGTGCAGTAAGAAAAGGACAACCATATATGGTAGGAGAACAAGGGGCAGAATTATTTATACCAAATGAAACAGGACAAATAACACAATCAGCTAGAGGTGGTGGAAATAGTGGTGCAGTAAATGTTAATTTTCATATAAATGCAGTTAATGCGGCTGGTATAGATCAATTATTAATTGAAAGACGAGGAACTATATCAAGAATTATAAATGAATCTGTTAATGAAAGAGGGAGAGGTGCAATAATCTAATGTCAGGTGCTTTTCCAATATCTTCTGCTAAATTTCAAACTTTAGGAATAAAATCTATTCAAGATACTATTATATCTAAATCTGTGTCAGGTAAGAAACTTGCAAGACAAATAGATAATCAAAGATTCGGTTTTACAGTTAGAATTATTACTGGAACTAGATCAGATGTTTATGGAGAGTTAATGGCATTTATAATTAAACAAAGATCAGGAAAAGAAAATTTTACAATAATCCCACCTGAAATAGAAGATGCAAGAGGTAATGAATCAGGAACAATTTTAGTAAATGGAGTTCACGCAGTAGGAGATACAACGATTGCAGTAGATGGACACCAAAACGATAATCCAAATGCTTTTAAAGCTGGAGATTTTATCAAGTTTGCTTCACATAATAAAGTTTATATGATTGTTGCAAATGTTCAGGCAACAAGTAATGCTTCCACACTAACTATTGAACCACCTTTACTTACAGCACTTACAGATGATTCAGTGGTTACTTATGATAATGTTCCTTTTACAGTTCATTTAACAAATGATATTCAAGAATTTGGTGCAGTAGGTACAGCTAAAGATGGTGCGTTTTTATATCAATTTGAATTTGATGTAGAAGAAACTCTTTAATGAAAAAATATAAAATAACCCACAAAATAACTGCCGATTTTATTGCCGAAGCGATTGTTAATGAAGATGAAATTGATAGTAATATTAACGATCTAAAAGAGTATAAGAAACCTAATAGCAAATTTGATTATACTATGTTAAAAGGTTCAGAAAGTGTAACACAAACAACTTACGAAGAATATGACCAGAAGCCTAACAACAGCGATAAAGAACGAATTAGCAACAAATGATTTACGACCAATACATCTTATAACTATTGGCTTTGGTACTCCTCTTAATTTTACTGATTGTTCTTTTTCTTTAACATCATCAGTTTCAGGCTCATCAGTTACTTATGCACCCTCTAGTCTTATTATGGGTATATCTAATTTTACAGAAGAAGTAGATATAACTAAAACTTCATTAAAGCTAGGTTTTTCAGGTGCAGACCAATCACTTATATCTACTTGTTTAAACGAAAATGTAGTTAATGATGCAGTAACTATTTTTCGTGGTTTTTTAGATAGTTCTAATAGTATTATAGCTGACCCTTTTTTATTATATGATGGTCAAATAGATACTTTTGAAATTTCTGAAACAACAAAAGAAAGCACAGTTATTTTAAATGTTACTTCTCATTGGGCTAATTTTGATAAGAAAAATGGTAGAAAAACAAATAATGTTTCACAACAAAGATTTTTTAGTACAGATGTTGGTATGGAATTTTCAGCACAAACAGTGCAAGATATAAAATGGGGAAGACCATAATGGAAGATATTGTTAATTTATACAAAAAGTTTAGTAAATATAAAAGTAATTCTAACAAAGATTTACACAATCATATTTTGCCATCTATACAATGTAATCAATTTAAAAAATTTGAAGATGATAAAGGTTTGTATGGTTTTGTTAATTGGGCTTTTTTAAATAAAGAAAACGAAGATTATTATAAACAAAAAGGTATTATTAAAAACAATACTTGGCAAAGTGGAACTAATTTATGGTTATATGATATTGTTATTATAAGAAATGCAAGAATGGTTATGTCTTGGGTTTATAATTATTTTAAAGATTATTTAAAAACTAATGAGTGTATTAATTGGTTAAGATTAGATAATAACAATAACATTTATAGAGTATCTAAAAAATTTAAAAGAAAGTTTCATAGTTAAATGGGAAGTATTGTAGAAAAAATAATAGAACCAGTAGTAAAGGTATTTAGTAAAGCCTTATCATGGCTTGTGCCTACACCAGATATTCCTGATTTTGGTATAAGCGAACCAGATGATTTTGAAACTGGTGTTTTATTAAATAAACAATCTAATGACGCAAATATCCCAGTTGTTTATGGAGAAAGACTTGTCGGTGGAATTAGAATATTTGTACAAACTTCAGGAACTGATAATCAATATTTATATGTCGCTATAATATTAGCAGAGGGAGAAATAAATGATGTAAAACAAATTAGAATAGATGACAAGGTAGTTACTTTTGCATCTTCTTTTTCTGATAATACTGCTGTTGAAGTTGCTAGTAATGATGCTAACTTTTATAAAGATGGAGAAAGTTTAATTAGAGTAGAACCTCATTATGGAACAGATGGTCAATCAGCATCATCTTTACTATCAACATTATCTAATTGGGGTTCAAACCACAAATTGTCTGGTTTAGCTTATCTTGCAATTCGTTTTAAATGGAATCAAGATGTGTTTGGTTCTATTCCAAAAATACAAACATTAATTGAGGGTAAAAAAGTAGTTACATTAAATTCAAGTTTAGTTGAGTCAAGTCCGACATTTTCAACTAATCCAGCTTTTTGTTTATTAGATTATTTAAGAAACGAAAGATATGGAAAAGGATTAGCAACATCAGATATTGATTTACAAAGTTTTTATGATGCTTCACAAGTTTGTGTAACACAAGTAACACCATATTCAGGTGGTAGTGATATTAATATTTTTGATGCAAATGCAGTATTAGATACATCTAAAAAAATTATAGACAATACTAGAACTCTTTTGAAAGGTTGTAGAGGTTATTTACCTTATACAAGTGGCAAATATAATTTAGTAATTGAAACAACAGGAAGTGCATCTATTACTTTAACAGAAGATGATATATTTGGTGGATTCTCTGTTTCAAGTCCAAATAAAAACGATAAATATAACAGAGTAATTTGTTCTTATGTATCTCCTGAAAAAAATTTCCAAGTAGATGAAGTTCAATTCCCACCAATAGATGATTCAGGATTAGATGTTGCAGATCGCCACGCAACGATGAAGTCAGCAGATGGGGGTTTTTTGCTAGAGGGTAGATTTGATTTTGGACAAGTTATTACATCTACTTATCAAGCAGAGGAAATGGCAGAGATTATTTTAAGAAGATCAAGAGAAGCAATACAATTAAGCATAAATGCTGGTGGTAATGCTTATGATTTAGCCATAGGAGATATTGTAAATATTACACATAGTTCATTAGGTTTTTCTGCAAAACCATTTAGAGTTATATCTATTTCTTTTAATGAAGATTTTACAGTTGGTTTAAATTTAACTGAACATCAAAACTCACATTATACTTGGGCTAGTAAAACTCAACAAGCAACTATTCCATCAACTAACTTACCTAATCCAAATGTTGTTCAACCACCAGCAAGTGTTACATTATCTGACCAATTAATTGAATACAATGATGGAACTGTAATTGTAGCTTTAGATGTAGCGATAGGTGCTTCTTCTGATAGCTTTGTTGATTTTTACCAAGTAGAATATAAATTAAGTACAGATTTAGATTTTATTATTTATGCACAAGGTTCAGGTTTAAATCACAGAGTTCTTAACGTAATAGATCAATCTACTTATGATGTAAGAGTAAAAGCAGTAAATGCTTTTGGGGTATCATCAAGTTATGTATCTGCACAAAGAAAAATTATTGGTGCAGTAGAACCACCATCAGATGTTACAGATTTTTCTTGTAATATTGTAGGACAAGAAGCACATTTAGGTTGGGAACAGATTAGCGATCTTGATCTTGCACACTATAATTTAAGATTTAGTGAAGCAACAGATGGTAGTGCTGAATGGCAAAACTCGGTTGCTTTAATAGAAAAAATATCAAGACCAGCAACATCAATATCTGTACCAGCTAGAACAGGAACTTACCTTATAAAAGCAGTGGATAAATTAGGAAACTTTAGTTCTAATGCAACTGCTGTAATTTCTAATGTTACAAGTGTTTTAGGATTTAATGCAGTAGCAACTCAATCAGAACACCCAAATTTTACAGGAACTACTACAAATGTAATAGTAGATGGTAACACTTTAAAACTTGATTCATCTGAATTATTTGATTCAGCTAGTGGTAATTTTGATGATGAAACTACAAGATCATTTGACTCTGGGGTTGCAAATGCAGACTTTTTTGCTTCTGGTAATTATTTATTTAGTAGTCCAATAGATATTGGTGCAAAACACACAGCTAGAATTACTGCTAGTTTAACTCAATCATCAGACAATCCAGACGATTTATTTGACAATAGAAGTGGAGATTTTGACGATGCTAGTTCTAACTTTGATGGAGATACACCAGCTAATGCAAATGCACATTTAGAAATAGCAACTTCAGATGATAATGTTACATATACAGCTTTTCAAACATTTGTAATTGGAGATTATACAGCTAGATTTTTTAAATTTAGAGTTGTTTTAATTTCAAGAGATTTAGCTTCTACTCCTGTTGTATCAGAAGTCACAGTAACAATAGATATGCAAGATAGAATATTTAGTGGAAATAATATAACTTCTGGTGCTGGAACTAAAACTGTAACGTTTACAAATCCATATAAAAGTGTTAATTATGCAGTAGGTATCACAGCAGAAGATATGGCTACTGGAGATTACTTTATTGTTGAAAATAAAACTGTAAATGGCTTTAATGTTACATTTAAAAATAGTTCTAATTCAGCAGTATCAAAAACATTTGATTTTATTGCAAAAGGGTTTTAAAAGGAGTATAAGAAATTATGGCACAACACGATTTTAATATAGCGAACCAATCATTCCCAGCAACGAGAAGTGATATTAATAATGTATTAACTGCAATTAATACAACACAATTAGGAACATCAGCACCAAGTTCTGCCGCACAAGGCACTCTATGGATTGATTCAGGAACATCAGGAGTTCTAAAATTAAAGTTGAATGATGGCACAGATAATATAGAACTATTACAAGTAAATATTTCAAGTAATGTAGTAACAAGCACAATGTCAGTTACAGGAACAATATCTGAAACAGACCCAAATGCTTTACCACTGGCAATAGCTTTAGGATAAGGAGAAACAGATGGCAAATACTTTTAAGGTAAAAACAAATGGTGCAATGCCAGCAAGTGCTGGAACTCCACTTACTCTTTACACAGTTCCATCATCTACAACAACAGTAGTCATTGGATTAACACTTTGTAATATTCACACAACAACTGTCACAGCAGATGTTCAATTAGTTTCAGACACATCAGATACAGAAACAAACGAAACAGTTTTATTAATTAAAGATGTCAGTATTCCTGCTGGGTCATCTTTAGAACTTTTAACAGGTGGTAAAGTTGTTGTTCAAGCAACTGATATTATTAAAATAGATTGTTCAGTTACAGCAAAGATAGACGCAAC